GGAACTGATCGTCAAAGGCGGTTTGTACAGACTGGCGCTTGATCTTGTCAGCGATATGCGATACACCCCCGATTTCGACCGCGCGCTGCTGATGCGGTATTCCCGCGCTTTGAGGACGACGGACGGCGGGCTTGACGATCTGAAGGTACTCAAAAAGCTTGAGGAAATCGGCGTGACGGCGAACGCGGAGCATGTGCGCCGTTGGTGCGCGCTGTCGCATCCAGGCATGCCGGAGGAAAGGACGCTTTCCGTGCTTTTGCGGTATGCTCCACTAAACCGTATATGCGATTATCTGGAAGCCAATCGGAGCCGAACCAAAACAACCCTTCGCGATCTTTGGTCCATGCAGGCGTTTCTTGGTGCCGATATGGAAAACAAGCGAACGCTTTTCCCTAAAAACCTGACGGAAGCCCATCAGACGGTAACGGCACGGTATAACCTGGTCAAGGATGAGCGAACGTCCGTCTGCATCAAAGCCTACGCTGAAGAACTCCGAAAAAAGTATAGCTTCCATGCTTTCGGTATGTACATCGTGGTTCCCGGCCATCCGTCTGATCTGATCAACGAAGGCAGCACCCTTTGCCATTGCGTCCGTAGCTACATCGACCGCGTCGCAAAACGGGAAACCGCCATTCTCTTTATCCGCCGCGAGGGAGAGACGGCGACACCTTTCTTCACCATGGAGGTATGCGACGGCCGCGTCATCCAGGTTCACGGAAAGAAGAACAGTGCGCCTGATAAAGCGGTCGCGCGGTTCGTTCGCGCTTTCTGCGAGCGCTTCGGCATCAGAAATACACAAAACGCGGCATAAGGAGGAAAAATCATGGGTCAGAAAACGAAAATCGACTGGTGCGACAGCACGTGGAACCCGGTCACGGGCTGTCAACACAACTGCGAGTATTGCTACGCTCGAGGTATTGCAAATCGCTTTGGTGGCTTCGACCGCAACGAGGACAAGAACCCGGTCGGTACTCAGATCGCAATCGGTATTCAGTGTCTGGATAGGCCCAAATACATCATGCGCAAGAATGGACTGAGCAAGGCCCCGTATCCGTGGTTTTTCCTTCCGACCTTCCATCGCTATCTCCTCGATCAGCCGGGCAAGTGGTCTGAACCGCGCACAATCTTTGTATGCTCCATGGCAGACCTTTTCGGGGCGTGGGTGCCGGATGAATGGATTCGGGAGGTTTTCGCGGCTTGTGACAAAGCACCGCAGCACCGATACATGTTCCTGACGAAGAACCCAAAGCGCTTCAAGGAACTTCAGGAAAATGGAATCAATCTACCAAAAGATTGCTGGATTGGGACAAGCGTAACAAATGACGAACAAGAAGCAAACCAGTACACGGGAAGAACGAGGTTTATTTCTGATAACTGGGACGCTGCCGTGAACTGGTTCGTGTCTGTTGAGCCGATACTCGAACGTATGTCGAGAAGCAGTATTGAGAATCTTACGGCGATGCATTGGGTGATTGTTGGCGCGGAGACGGGACGGCGAAAGGATAAGTGTGTTCCGAAAAAAGAATGGATTGACGAAATCGCTGCCGAGTGCAAGCGCTGCCGAGTACCCATTTTTATGAAAGAAAGCCTCCGTTCGCTGATGGACGACGACTTCCGACAGGAATTTCCGTGGGAGGTACGACATTGAAAAAGGTTGTGTGCCCTGATTGCGGTGGGAATCTCATGATTGAATACCTTTATCAGTACGGTTTACAGCATAAGGTCAGCAGCACCGGGAGAATACTCAGTCGCACCAAGAAGGTGGATGGCGGGCCGCTTAATGATTGCATACTGTATTGTCCTGCGTGCAGAAGAAATTTCGACGATGAAGAATACTCAATGACATGCGATTATATCCGTCTGGGTATAAACACGGAGGACGAAGATCATGTGTAACTTTTTCAGTTTTCTAAGCGATGGTGATCACAAGCTATATTACTTTTCCGCTGCCGACCGCCGCAAGCGCGTCAAATTCCGTGACGGCCAGTCCGTCCAAAGCTACGACAGCCATACCAGCATCGCCCTGTACTACGGCCTTAACGAGGACGACTGGAGCAAGGCAGAGTACAACCCCTTTACCGACAAGCTGACCATTGACCAGCAGCACACCACCTGGGACGAGGACAAGGTGCGGGGGATGCTGACGGGAGTGGACTGGCGCGGCCTGTGCGGCGATTTAGAGGGCGTAAGGGCGTTTTTGCGGGAGCTTAAGGACATCACGTGGTTTCAGCCGGACGGCACACTGACGGACGGCGCCGGAATCAGGGTGTTTGAGACATGGGCTGCCGCACGGGCTGCCGCATGGGATGCCGCACGTGATGCCGCACGGGATGCCGCAGTGGATGCCGCATGGGATGCTGCATTGGATGCCGCATGGGATGCTGCATTGGATGCCGCATGGGCTGCCGCATGGGCTGCCGCACGTGATGCCGCATGGGCTGCCGCATGGGATGCCGCATGGGCTGCCGCACGTGATGCCGCAGTGGATGCCGCATGGGCTGCCGCATGGGATGCCGCAGGGGATGCCGCATGGGATGCCGAACGGAATGCCGCACGGGCTGCCGAACGGAATGCCGCACGGGCTGCCGGTCTGTATATCTGTGTCGTCAACGTTTGCGACGGCCTCCCCATCGCCCAGGAGCACATCGACCATGTACGCAAGCGCATGGACGTATGGCGGCATGGGTATGGTGTGCTGTGCGACGTGGATGGCGTGCTGTACTGCTATGAGCGGCTTTGAGCAGTGAAAATACTTGTTGCGTGCGAAGAAAGCCAAGCTGTCACATGCGCTATGCGTGATCTTGGGCATGAGGCATACTCCTGCGATTTGCAGGAATGCAGCGGAGGACATCCTGAATGGCATATTCGCGGTGATGCGCTGAAAATTATCAGCGGAAGGTGCGAATTTGAGACAATGGACGGAAAGAAGCACAGCATTGGCGGACGCTGGGACATGCTGATTGCGCATCCGCCATGTACCTATCTTTCCAACGCCGGGGCAAGGTGGCTGTATGCAGGCGGAATGTTCAACGAAAGCAGATACCAGCTCGGTCTTGATGCAAAGTCTTTTTTCCAAGCGTTCCTGGATGCGGACTGCGGGAAAATAGCAGTGGAGAATCCAGTGCCGTCAAAAATATATAAGCTCCCGCCGTGCACACAAATCATACAGCCCTATGAGTATGGTCACCCTTGGAGCAAAAAAACATGCCTGTGGCTTAAAAACCTGCCAAAACTGATACCCACAGAGATAATACAGGAGCATCGTCCTTATTGCTCGTCGGGCAGCTACAGCAAGAGTCACGATCCGCGGTACATCGGGGCAAGCCGAAAAGGAGGGAGTGCAAAAATAAGAGCAAAAACATTTGCGGGTATCGCAAAGGCCATGGCGGAGCAGTGGGCCGGAGAAACGACGGAGTAACTGGATAATGCCTGATATCAGCATCGTATCCGTCAGCATACGATGTTACCATCGCACACGGAGGACACCATGAAGTATTTGCAATTCTTTGCCGACAAAGCCAAGTATTTGGAGCCTTACCAGGACGATGAGCGTGCGGCGCAAAGATGACAGGATCAGCAACCCATGACAACTGAAAGGGAGGACAAGCCAATGTACACCATGAAGGATTTTCGAGAAAAGAAAATCGCCGTCCGCGTTGGCCAGAAGCACGTCAAGGAGTTTTTGCGTATGTGATCGGGCGGATTGCGATGTGGGGAGGTGTGTAAATGGAGCGTGAGCTGGTCGCTCTGAAAGGATCGGATGAGCTGGTACAAGATATGATGCAACAATTGTCGCGTCTGGACGAACGTGAGGAGCATCTCAAAGCGGAGTACGCCATGTACATCAATAACATACAAGCTGATCGGAAGCAGATATTGAACGAGATGCGCCTCATTGCCTCACATAAGGCGCAAAACTGAACCAAGGCGGCGAAATCAGCTGCCGCCCTGTCCGACGTCCCATCACGCTTTGCCTCCGTCCTCCCGATCCGCCGCTGCGACAATAGGGGCCAGGTACTTCTGTTCGGCTTCCTTTCGCGCGGAGACGGCCTCATCAAAGGTGGCAAAGGTGCCAAGATGCACATAACGCCCGCCGAACTCAATCCTGGCCGAGTAGGTATCTCCGCCGGCGTTATGCCGGACGCGAACGCCCGTGCATCCGCTGGTATTGGTGGATCGGCGCTGCCCGGCCATGGTGCGGCGGGCCTTGGTAACGCTGACGCCATCCTGGATGTCAGCTTTGTGGTAATCGGCCATCCGCACGGCGGCGCCTGCCCGGAAGACGTGGCCGCATGATGGCGTGACGCCCTTGCGCAGCTGCTCCGTGACATAGCTTGGCCGCGCCTCGACGATCCGCCCGCAGGAGCAGGCAAAGCGCCAGGTATCGCGGCGGACAAAGGACAGGGCCGTCAGCTCGCCGAAGACCTGCCCGGCGATGTCCTTATGCTTGCCGATGTGCGTGCCGCGCTTGGTGTCGGCGCTCTTGCAACCGCAGGAGGTGGACAGGCCCTTGTGCAGGTTGTACCCGTCCACGATCTTCTCCCGGCCGCAGGTGCACCGGCACAGGTAGTGGCGCACCGCGTCCTTCTTTCGGCCCCTGTCCTCCGCCGTGGCCCGGCGAATAACCGTCAAACGGCCAAAGACCTGGCCGGTTAAGTCATCGGCACGGCGGCTCATGCAAGGATCCTCGGCAGGCCGTCCAGCATGACGGCATCCTGAAGACGGGTGTCCATCCAGCGATAGTTGGCGATCTCGGAGGCGTTGGCGGGCTGATCCCAGGTCTGCCAGTCAATGGTTGTAAAAACAACACCGTCCAGGCTGACCAGCACGGCGACAAGCGCATCAAAGTCAAAGCAGGTCAGATAGACGTGATACAGGGTGCCGTAGCCTTCGATGGCCTCTGACCGCATGATCTCGCCTGGGTATGCCTTCCCGGCGTTGCCGTCCCACAGCGCCATGGTCTGCGGGCAGTCCATGATCCAGGCTACATCCACATCCAGGACGTCGGCCAGGGCTTCCGCGTTGGCGCGGGAGGGCGTGCGTAGGCCTGTCTCCCAGTTGCTCATCTGCTGCTTGGAGACCTTGACGGCGGAAGCCAGCTCAATGGCGCTCATGTGCCGGAACTCGCGGGCGATAACGATGTTTGACATGACGGTGCCTCCTTTGTGGGGTGAGGTTACTTGATGATATGCAGGACATCGGCGTCGCGCATGATGATCTCGCCGTAGTCCTCGCCATAATCGCAATCATTGCAACCAAGGATCGCGATGTGACCGCCAAAGTAATGGGCGGAGCTTGCATTGTCGGAGCAGTGCATGGTGATGGCGGAATGATTCTCGGCGTTGGTGGCGCAAATGCCGTCCAGCTCTTCGGCGGTTTCGTCGCCATCGTCCCAAACCTTGGACAGGTGGGTGATGGGGCCAAGGGAAAATTCCTCTTCCTGGGTGCGAACGCCGTAGTGGTCATAGGCGTAGTCGGTACTTTCTATAACCTCTTCGATGATGGCAATCAGTTCAGCCTTCGTCATGGTCGTTCGTCCTTTCCGGGCTTGAGGCCCTGTCCCTTTTGACACTCTAATTGTACATCATTTTGATGTACTTGTCAATGGGTTTTCCAAAATAATTTGGCGTTTTGATAGATTTTCGAAAGGAGGTGGTGCAAGGGCACGGAAAGGAGTCCATAAACATCAATCGCAGTCAGTATGTTGCAACAACGAACGCAAAACGTCACAAATAAGGAGGAGTAGCCATCGATATGGTCAAAACCCACGAAATGCCGGATCTCCGTCGTATGCGTTATCTGATTAACCGCCTGCCCATGGCCAAGCTGAGGGTGGAGCGGTCCATGAGCAAGGCTGCCAAGTGCACGCAGAGTTTATCCGCCATGCCAGGTGGAGGACAGCGCAGCGACCCGGTTGCTGACGGCGCCATCCGCTATGCCGAGGCCAAGGAGGCCAGAGACAGCATCCTGGACGAGTTGACATCCTTGCGGGATGATCTTGCGCCGCGCCTGGACGCATTAAGCAGCCCGCTGGAGCGCACGGTCATGCGGATGCGATACCTGGACGGCCTGAGCGCCAGGGACATTGCCTACAGACTGTGTTACAGTGAGCAGCACATTTTCAGGGTTTTGCAGAGGGCTGAGGGTACGGTGACGGTGGAAGCACGGCAGCGCGCATAAAAAATCCTCCTTTTCGGCAAAAGAGGAGAGTTGTGAGAGTTGCATCTATGATATGCTGTAACATGTGGAGGAGCAGGGATATACCCTGTATCCTCCTTTTTGCGGGTTTAACGCCCGAAAAAATGGCAGATGCCGACAGAATCGGCGGGACGGTAGGGCATGGTACCCCATGACCGACAACTTCGCTGGCGGGGGCGAGGGCGAAAAAAAAGAAAAGGAGACGTCATGCGGGCGCCTCCTTTTTGTATGCTTAAAAAAGCAAGGAGGAAAAGCATGGAACTTCCGGGGCAGATCAGCATGGTAGAGGCTCAAGAAACCGAAGAATACAAAGCCTTTGTGGATAAATTCAAGCCCAAAAAGACAACGGACGATTGCTATACGCCCGACATTGTATACGATGCTGTGGCTGATTGGGTGGCTAAGGAATACGGCGTATGCAAAAGCTCGTTTGTTCGTCCGTTTTGGCCCGGAGCCGACTATGAACGGTTTAACTACCCGGCAGGATGCGTGGTGGTGGATAACCCGCCTTTTTCCATCTGCGCGAAAATCATCAGATTTTACCTGGCGCACAACATCCGTTTCTTCCTTTTTTGCAACTATCTTACATGCTTCAATCTTATCAATGCAGGCGACGTTTGTGTTATTCCGGCAGAAAGCGACATTACCTACCAAAACGGTGCAAAGGTCAAAACAGCATTTGTTACCAATCTAGACGTCGCACGGGTACGCACGGCGCCGACACTCCACGATGCGGTGAAGGTTGCAAATGCTCGGAACCTGGAAAGGACAAGGAAGAAAGTGCCATCGTATACATATCCGTCGCATGTAATGACGGCGACGGATATGGGTTATATAGCGAGTCATGGCGTTGACTTCCGCGTTTTGGCAAAAGAATGCACTTTTATCAGTCGGCTTGATAGCCAGGTCGGAGCCGGTAAGACTATTTACGGGGGTGGCTTGTTGCTGTCAGAGAGAGCCGCCGCAGAAAGAGCCGCCGCGACCGTCTGGGCGCTGAGCGAGCGGGAAATGGAGATTGTGCGTTCCCTTGGTTGACATGTTAACACAAAGTATACACAACGCGAGCGGTTCGTCTTACAAGAAAGCTATTCAGGAAATGGAAAGAGAATGGAAGAATACAGCAAAAGGGTGCTTGTGGGATTGATTGGACGTGCATACGACCCTTTTATCATACCGCATAGGGAGGAGGTGAAACCATTCTCACGGACAAACAGGAGCGCTTTTGCAAAGAATATCTGATTGACCTGAACGCAACGCAAGCGGCCATCAGGGCGGGGTACAGCCCTCACAGAGCGCATGTTACCGGATCAACCTTATTGGCAAATCGTAAGGTTTCCGAGCGCTTGAAAGCCCTCATGGCCAAGAAAGACGCAGCCCTCATCGCTACGGCGGACGAAGTGCTCCAGCGCCTGACGGCCATCCTCCGCGGTCAGGTCGGGAACCATCGGGTAGTCAAAACCAGGGACACGGATGATGACGGCAACAGCGTCATCGCTGACAGGATCATCGAGCTTCCGCCGGACGCCTGCGACATCAGCCGCGCCGCCGAGCTGCTGGGCAAGCGCTATGGGCTCTATACAGAAAAGGTCGAGGCGACCGTTGACTTGTCCGGCGAGGCCATAGCGGAGATCGACAGGATCATGGCGGAGGATAAGGAGCATATCCCATGACGGCGCAGAGGGAGGCATTCTGGCGGCTTTTCCGCTATCGCCCAGCAGAAATCGGGCGTATTTGCGGATTTCGGGATCTTTCGGACGATATCCACGGCCAGTGGATGCGCAAAATCATTTATGGCGACGGAGACTATACCTTGCAAGCCCACCGGCTCAGTTATAAGAGCTCCTGCCTGTCGGTAGCCATCGCCATATGGCTGGTGACCCACCACGGGCAAAACGCGATCTTCCTGCGCAAAACGGACACGGACGTCAAGGAGAGCATCAGCCAGGCCGCCAAGGTGTTTGATAACGAGGTTTTCCGGCATATGGCCTCCGTGTTGGTGCAAAAGCCCGTCACGCTCGTCAAGTCCACAGGGCTGGCGCTGACAACCAGCATTTACGATTCGCCACGTGGCGCGGATCAGCTGGTGGGACTCGGCATCGGCGGGAGCTTGACGGGCAAGCACGCCGACCTCATCATCACGGATGATATTGTCAACGTGCAAGACCGTATCAGCAAGGCGGAGCGGGAGCGGACGCGCGGGGCCGTCCAGGAGCTGCGCAACATTGTGACCAGAGAGGGGCGCATCGTTACCATCGGTACCCCATGGCATCCTGATGACGCATTTGCCCTGGTCAAAGCGCCGGAACGGCACGACTGCTATACCACCGGGCTGATTACCCCGGACAAACTGGACACCTTGCGGCGGAGCATGGCCCCGTCGCTTTTTGCCGCCAACTATGAGCTGCGGCACATTGCCGCCGAAAACGCGCTGTTTGACACGCCGCCCGTCACGGGTGCTCCGCCTCAGCGGCTTCGCGACGGCATTGCCCACATCGACGCGGCCTATGGCGGCGACGACTACACGGCCATGACCTGCGGTAGGCGCGTGGACGAAACGATCTACATTTACGGCAAGCTGTGGCGTGCCCATGTGGACACTGTGCTGGACGCCATCACGGCTGATTGCAACCGGCTGATGTGCGGCCCCGTGTACTGCGAGACCAACGGTGACAAGGGCTATCTTGCCATGGAGCTGAGACGCCGCCGCATGAGCACAAGACCCTACCCGGAGAAGCAGAACAAGTACACCAAGATCGCCAGCTATCTGCGCAAATGGTGGGGGCATATCCAGTTTGTGGAGGGCACGGACGCGGCGTATATCCAGCAAATCCAGGACTACAACGAGATGGCGGATCATGACGACGCCCCGGACAGCGCCGCGTGCGTTTGCCGGGCGCTGGACAGGAGGGAATAAGGCGATATGTACACAAAGATCACCTACCAGGACTGGCTAGCTGCAACTGACCGAAAAGCGCTGATGCTCACGGCGATTGAGCAATACAAGGGCTCCGATGACTTCAAGCACGCCTTGGAGGCGGACGATTACTTCCACGCCAAAAATCGTGCCATCGCCAAGAAGGTGCTCCTGAAGGCCGACGTCGTAACTAAAACGGAAGAGGACGAAAACGGGGAAAGGGTGACCAAGAGCCTCCAACAGCGCGAGGTGCAAGGCAACCGCGTCTTTTCCAATTTCCTGTTTCGGTTCGTGACGCAGCAGAACCAATACCTGCTTGGCAACGGAGTGACACTAGAAGACACCGGCCAAAAGGAGCAGCTTGGCATCGGCTTTGACAAGGCGCTGCAGCAGATCGGCGAAAAGGCGCTGCTGCATGGCGTGTGCTGGGGGTACTGGAACGCCGATCATTTGGAGGTCATCCCGGCGGAGACGGACGCAAGGAGCGGAGCCGTTGCCCTGCTGGATGAGCGCACCGGTGAGCCTGGCGTGCTCATCCAATTCTGGCAGCTGGAAAGAGACCGACCCATGTATGCTCGCCTGTTTGAGCCTGATGGGCTGACGGAGTACAAGCTGGACAGAGCCGCACTGACGGAGACCGTGCCCAAACGGCCCTATCGCCTGACCACCGTCAGCGACGCGGCGGGCAGCTTTGTCGTTGGCGGCGACAATTACAGCAGTCTGCCCGTTGTACCGCTGTACGCCTCTGATACCAAGCGGAGCGAGTTCACGCCGGCCATCAAGAGCAAGATTGACCTGTACGACCGCATTTTCTCGGATTTTGGCGATAACCTCGACCGGGCGAATGACGTGTACTGGGTGCTGAACAATTTCGGCGGAACCACGACCGAAGTGCTGGAAATTGTCCAGCAGATTGAGCGATTGAAAACCGTGGTGAATATCTCCGACGGCGTAGGGAACAGCTCGACGGCGGAACCTCGAACCTTTGAGGTGCCCTATGCTGCTCGGCAAACCGCCTTGCAGCTGCTGGAAAAGGCGCTGTATCAGGACTATATGGCACTCTCCATGGACGAGCTGACAGGCGGCAGCCTGACAAACGTGGCCATCGAGACGGCTATGACCAACCTGAACCTCAAGGCCGACCGCTATGAGTGGCAGGCCTTCCGCTTTGTGCAACAGGTACTTGCGCTGATCGGGATCGATACCGAGAAAATCAGCTTCCAGCGGCAGGCCATCGCCAACAAGTCGGATATCGTCCAGGATATCGCCGTTATGCTGGACTACATCGATAACGAGACGGCGCTGAAGCTCAACCCCTACATCGCGCAGGAGGACATCCCGCGTATCCTTGACAACAAGGCGGCCGAGCAGGTAAGTGGGATGCCAGGACTTAATAAGCTGACGTCAGCTATGGAAAAGGTGCGTGGCGGCGATGGATGACCGGCTGATAACACAAGCAGAGGAAATTGAACGGCTGATGATACGACAGCTTGGTGCACTGTATGGTAACGCAATGCTTCCGGTCCTGGACAAGCATAAGAGGACGCTGGATAAGCTGCGCGCCATGGCCGAGCGTGGGAACGACGCGAGAATCCGTACGCTGCTCCGGACATCCGGGCTTTTGGATGACGCATCGGAGGCTCTGGCTCTGGCAGGACGGCAGGCTGCAATTATCATACGCAGCGGCGTCCGTGATATCCGGGAGGAGGCGAGCCATGAGCAGAATGACGGCGGCGAGGCTTGAGCGCCTTGAACAGATCGCCAAGGGCGAGCCTCCCCTGCTCAGGGTATCTCTTGACAGCCTGGCCAACGAAGACGCGATCCGAACACAGCTGCAGACCGAGTTTTCCAAAAGCCTGCGAGCCAAGGAGGGATTCAGCGGGCTGATAGGGAGGATACAAAAGGTCACCACCATGTCTGCTTCCAGGGCGGCAAGGATTGCCCAGACAGAGAAAACCAGGGCAGCCAATGGCGGACGTTACGGTGATATCATCAGAGAGTATCTTGACAAGTATAACACAGCCAGAAAAAACCACAAGATGCGTCCAGAGAAGCCTAAAGTCCAGTGGATTCACACCGACGCAGCCGTAGAACCTCGGTCAAGTCACATTGCGCTCTCAGGCCAGGTGCGCGAGATTGGTGACGAGTTTCTTCCGGGATTGCACTATCCAGGTGACCCGGAAGCCCAACCGAAGGAGACCATCAACTGCCACTGCTACATACGTCGCGTAAGGAGAAACGAATAATGGCGGTCAAATTTGTTGACCACTCGGATGTTGTTCTGCGCAAGGTAGGGGAAGCAAGTGAAGCGGCAATAAAAAGCACCGCAGAAATGTTGATTGAGGCTGTACAAGAGAAAATCATGTATGGATATAATGACGCTCATGGCAACCCGACGCATACTGAAATCGTAGATACAGGACGTCTCTTTGACAGCATTGACGTGAACTTCCGTCGTTCATCGCAGAATACATATAGCCTGGAAATTGGGGCGGATACACCATATGCTGTGTATGTACACGACGGAACAAGCAAACTGAAGGGGAGGCGCTTCATTACGGACGCCGTGATGGACAGTCAGGAAAAAATCGAGAAAATAATGAGTTCTGTGATCGCAAAAAACATGAAGTAAACTACACGACATTGGCAATCACAGCCAGGCAAAGAAACGCCTGGCTGTTTTTGTATACGAACCATCGCGCCAGAAGCAGTCGGCACAAAGAAAAGGAGATGGCATTGTGGCACTTACCCGCAAATTTTTGAAGGCCCTCGGTATTGACGAGGACAAGATCGACGAGATCATCACGGCCCACGGCGACACCGTGACGGCCCTGAAGGATGAGATCGAGCAGGCAAAGCAGGCCGCGAATGGCCTGGATGCAATCGCGAAGGAACGCGACAAGTACAAGCAGGACTATGAGGCCTTACAGAAGACCAGTGGCGACGCGGCCAAGGTACAGGCCGATTTCGACGCCTACAAAAAGAAGGTGGAGGGCGAAAAGCTCACCGCCAGCAAGGGCGCGGCGCTGGACGCCGTGCTGAAAAAGGCTGGCGTGGAGCGGGAAGCCTTCCGCGCACAGCTGCGCAAGGGATGGAACCTGGACGGCCTGGATCTGGACAACGAGGGCGGCGTGAAGGACGAGGCCGCATTGGTCAAGCAAATCCAGACGGACTATGCCGACTTTGTGGGCAAGGTTACCACCGGCGGTACGCCGCCCGCCGACCCGCCAACCGGCGGCGAGGGCGGCGGGAGCAGCGCTGCGGCAAGGATCGCAAAGGCCTACCATGAAAGCCTTTACGGGAAAACCGAGTAACTGAAAGGAGAAAAAAGCATGTCTTTCATCGATAACAACGCCAGCAAGAGCCGCGTGTATGCCCCCGGCTGGTTCCTGGCCGACAACGAGAACGTGGAGCGCAAGACCCGGCAGATGGCCCAGTCGGGCGCGACCACGGCGGAAAACGGCGGCAAGTACACCCCCATGGGCACGGTCTGGCCCGCCAATGACGCAACGGCGGAGGGCATCGTCTACGAGGACGTGGACGTTACCACCGGCGATATGCCCGGCTCCGTCGTGACCTTCGGCGCGATCTATGAGGATCGTCTGCCCGTGACCATCGACGCCGCCGCCAAGACGGCGCTGACCGGCAAGGGCTTCCGCTTTATCGCCAAGGCGCCTTCCGTCAACCGACCCTATTAAGAGAGGAGATATACACCATGGCAGAACGCTTTGAAAATAACATCTTTGGCCTTATTCCCCAGCGGGATTGGCTGGATGTCGGCTTCAACGTGACCCGACCCAACGACCCTATTGACAGCCTTTTTGGCGACGAGCGAACCGACAACCTGGTGGCATACTGGGAGAGCATTGCCTCCGAGTACCAGATTCCGGTGATGGCGCAGTTCCACGCCTTTGATACTGAGGCCCAGACGACTTTCCGAATCCCGATTGACACGCACAACATCGAAAAGGGTCTGATTAAGACCAAGATCAATCAAAGTGAGCGGCTTCGTGCGCTCATCCGCAGCGGCGTGCAGAACACGCAGCTTTATGATTACGTCATCCGGGACGGTGTGCGGCTGGCCGAGCAGGTCTTTACCCGCTCCAAGGTGGCCAAGAATGAGCTGATGGCCACCGGCAAGGTGACCATCGGAGAGAACAACCTTGACACCACCATCGACTATGGCGTGTCGGCCGCGCAGATGGGGCTTGAAATCGACCTGTCGGAAAACGCGGATATTCCGGGCCAGATTCAGGATGTGATTGACAAGGCGAAGGCCGCCGGTGTGACCATTTCCGGCATCATGACATCCGGCCAGAACGTGAGCAAGATCAAGCGCAACGCGGCCATGCAGAAGGCCATCAACGGCAACATGGGCGCAGGGGCCATGATCCGAAACACCGCGCTGGAAAACTTCCTGCAGGAAGAATACGGCATCGGCCGCGTTGTGGTCAACGACCTGACCTATGGCGCGTCCGCTGTTATTGGCAGCAATGGCCGTCCCGCCATCACCCAAAAGCGGTATTACCCAGCCGATAAGATCACCTTCTTCGCCGCGAATCCCTCCGGCCGTCTGGGCATCGGCCTGTGGGGCGATCCGCCCGAAGCGGATACGGGCAGGCTTGGCGCAACGGCAAGCACCGTCAGTCCGTATGTGTATATCACGCAGTGGATGGAAAAGGATCCCGCCGTGCTGTGGACGAAGGCCAGCGGCCTGTTCATTCCCGTGCTGTACAACCCGTCCTCGTTGTGGATCGCCACGGCCACAAAGACCGCGTCGGAGGCTCAGCCCGCGGCCGCCAAGGCGTCCAAGTAAGGAGGGAACAGCATGGCGGTCAGCGTAGCCGATGTGATGCGGCATGTGCATAACTTTTTCGAGCGTGAGCGCTTGGCGGGCGAATTTGCCATCCTGGACGGTGCGCTGACGCCCGCTGTTCGGTCGCCCTATGTGGCCATTTACGGAAGCAAGGCGGATGGCGTATACGCGGTAACGGAAGGAAAGCTTGATGGTTGGATAGGCCAGGACGAAGCCTTTACAGGCATTGTCTGGGGCCTGTACCCGCCAAAGGATTTCATTGATGTATGCGTGGCCGCTTCCGCCTATGATGGCAAGAATCCCGCCGGGGCTTATCTTTCCGAGAACTTCGGCAATTACAGCTATACCCGCGCCGGTGGGCGGAACGGGGGACCGGCAGGATGGCAGGAGGCCTTTTCTGCCACGCTCTTGCCCTACCGGCGCATGTGGACGGAGGTGCGCTGCTGATGGCGTTGGAGGACTTTTTTGAGGACTTCATTTTCATGGATGACGTTTCTGTACCTGATGGATTGGGTGGCGTCATACATGAATTGCGTGAGGGCGCGCCTTTTCGCGCCGGCATATCAACCATAAGCACCAACGAGGCAAAGATTGCCTATCAGGCCGGGACGAAGACGATCTACACCATTACGACGACGCTCCGTGTTGAGCTGGAATACCGTGATCTCGTCAAACGCTTAAAGGATAACCGAATCTATAAGGTCACCTCTGACGCTGTGGATAACACAACCCCGGATGTGGCTCAGATGCAATATCGAGACGTAACGGCGGAGGTGATTGACCTTGAAAAGCGTCAATGAGGCACTTTTTTCCTTTTGGTCGGGTTTCGGTGTCCCGGCCTTTTTGGATATCGTTCCGCAGGGGCAGGCATTTCCTTATATCACCTTTGAGGTTATACAGGGTGACGTCCTGACTTCGCTCCCTCTGACAGCAATCAATTGGCACAAGGAGCGTCCTGGTGTATCCATCAACACGGAACGATCAGCCTTGATGGATGCCATAGCCGAAGCCATTCCGCCGGAAGGCCGAAGGCTTCCCCTCAATGGCGGCGGGTTCCTTGTCATCCAGCGGAACAGCGCGCAGTTCCAGAGCTATTATGACGACCCGGAGGACGAGACCGTCCGGGGCGGTCGCACCAGCTACGAGGTGCGATACTACACGACATAAGGAGGATAACAGACATGACAACGGGCTTGACCCCGACGACCTTTGAAAATTTGCAGCTCAACGCTGGCGTGTTCCTGAAGGACTTTGTTTACGACACGGCCACAAGCGCCGATACATTGCGAACGATGATTTCCGCCGCCATCAAGAATCGCACAGGCACCTTGGGTGCGACGCGAGGCGGCGGCACGTTTCAGTGCACACCGGAAACCCGCAGCATTGACGCTGACGGCATGCGTTACCAGTTTGTCGGATCGACCATGATTGACAGCTGGGACGTTCGGATGACCGGAACCTTGCTGGAAATTACCCCGGAGAACTTCAAGGACGCTTTGGCGACGGCGGACATTACCAAAACGGGCAATCTGACCACTGTCCGCATCCGAACGGCCATCCAGGAGGAGGACTATATCCCCACTCTTTGCTGGGTGGGCGATACCTCCAAGGGCTTTGTGCTGATTGAGATTTACAACGCACTGAGCACCACTGGCGCGAACTTTACCTTTACCGACAAGGGCGAGGGTACGCTCCCCTTTGAGTTTGTGGCCCACCAGGCCAGCCTGGAGGATCAGGAGTACGCGCCGTGCAAGATCATCTTCTTCGATGATCCCGAATCCGAAGTCGGAAGCTGATGAAAGATAACATTCCCATGGAGGGGCTGCCAAGCGGCGGCCTCTCCATTCATTTTGAAGGAAGGGGTAAACGGCTATGAAAATCCGAGACATGAAGGGAAGCAAGGGCTTCCGGACGATGTCCAAAATTGCGGTATACCTGACGAATATCATCAATGACGCGGAAGTGACCGAGGCGAAGAAGGTGATTCGCGGCAAAGACACGGTCATTTCTGACGTGCTGAGTCAGGCTTTCCCGGCGCTTTTTGACCGACACGCGGAAGACGTGCTTGGTCTCATTGGCGCCTACAATGACAAGACCATCGAAGAAATGGAGGCTATGTCCCTGAATGACATCAAGGCACTCCTGGACGGCATTGACGTGATAGAACTCATGGATTTTTTGCCCTTTGCCGCGCACTTGGTGGCCCACGCCTGATGATGCTGCTGCACCGGTATCAGCCGTGCAGTGTGGAGGCCCTGACTATGCTGGCAAGCGCGGACAGCGCGGAACGGCAGATTACTGCCTATAACGCGGATATGCCCTGGCTACTTTGCCGGATGCTGGCAGGAAAGGGTTCAAGGCTGGAGGCCCCCAGCAGTTTTGCCAGGCGGTTCGACCGTGCAGGGATAGTAGATACCAGGAGCGCGGAACAGATTCTGGATGATGTTGCCAGAATTGCGGAGAAAGGAGGAAGAAACTGTGGCGACAAAACTATTTGACCTGTTTGCCGAACTGTCTATCGACACATCCAAGTTTGACGAATCGCTGAATCAATCCATTGCGCTGAGCAAAAAAATGCAAGAAGCTCTGGAGCATGTCGGCGGTGATGGAAACCAATTCAAAGAGCCAGCCAAACAGGTAAGCATCCTTAAGCAGCAGATTTCTTCCATTGCTCCTTCTCTTAAGCAGGCGTTCTCTTTTTCTCTCGGACAAACCATTGCCAACGGCCTTTCCCAGGGCCTGAGCGCCGTAAAGGAGCTGGCATCGGAGAGCATCTCTCTTGCCTCCAACCTGGAAGAAGTCCAGAACGTTGTCGATGTGACCTTTGAGGACAGCGCGGGACAGATCGACCGCTGGGCTAAAAGCGCTAAAAGCGCCTTTGGTATGGGAGAACTGGCGGCCAAGCGCTACAGCGGCACCATGGGCGCGATGCTCAAAAGCATGGGGATGTCCGCCAGCAAGGTTGCCGACATGTCCATGTCTATCGTCTCCCTTTCTGGCGACATGGCATCCTTCTATAATCTGGATCATGATATGGCCTTTGAAAAGATTCGCGCCGGCATTGCGGGAGAAACAGAACCGCTGAAGCAGCTTGGTATCAACATGAGCGTCGCCAACATGGAGGCCTTCGCGATGTCAAAGGGCATCACAAAGGCCTACGATGCTATGTCGCAAAGCGAACAAGCTCTGCTGCGGTATCAGTACCTGATGTCGGTGACGGCGGATGCCCAGGGCGACTTTGCCCGCACATCGGACGGCTACGCCAACCAGGTGCGCTTGCTGGAAGAAAACATCAGCAGCCTTAAAACTACGGTCGGCGAAGCGCTGCTCCCCATCGTGACGGATGTGGTAGCTGGGATCAATTCCCTCTTCGGCGGTGAGGCCAATGATAATTCCGCCGCATCTCAGCTGGGAGAGATCACCAAGAGCTATACCGATGCCATCTACAACATTGATCGTACAGGCGCTAAAGTATCCGGCCTTGCCGAAGTCTTGGACAGCCTTGGTGAAGAGACAGCCCGTACTGAGCAGGATCAGCGCGTATGGCAGGCTACGCTGGAGGAGATTGTCGGCCTTGTGCCAGAGCTGTCATCCATCATCGACGTCCAGACCGGTACCATTGAGGGCGGCACCCAGGCACTGCGGGACAACACCCAAGCGTGGATCGACAACCAAAAGGCCCAGGCCGGAGAGACCGCGAAAAAGAAGCGTCTCAACATGTATGAGAGCACCAAGCAGGCGTTGGCAGAGGGTCAAGTGCGCGAGGATATCGAGTATCAGGATTGGATGCTGACCGATTCTATCCTGAAACAAGAAGCGCAAAAGTTCTTCGATTTGGCAGGTGCATTTGGCGATAACGCTGCCACCATGACAAACGACGAAATCCAGCGCCGCATCGATACAATCATCAAGACCAACGGCAGATCAGCCATGGGAACCGGCGAATATGCTTCAAGCGGTGGCTTGTCAGATGAAGCCAGAGCACAGTATGAATCGTTCCTGCATTGGTATAGCGAGTGGGAATCGGCAAACGCGGCTCTTAACAACACCAGGCAATCCAACGCTGATTTGGCAAGTTCCATCAGCTACATGGAACCTGCAATGGAAAAGTTCGGTTACAGCCAGACTGCCATAGCCGACGCCACCGAGACCGCCACGGTGAACATGGAGGCGTACAGCAACGCAATCGCTGATGGCGTACAGGCAATCGACAACTACAGCCAGGCTGTTTCTGACTTGCAGAAATACGAGGCCAACGCGGAGGCGTCCACGCGGAGCATGGTCGATTCCTTGCTGGATGGCTTCAGCAAGGTGGAGCAGATCGACACCAAGGACGGGCCAACCTTGAGCGGCCTGTCTGACAATCTCGATTCTCAGCTCCAGTACATTGACGATTACACCGAAGCGCTGGAAACGGCCAAGGGCATTCTTGGCGAAGAAGGCGGGTCGCTGCTTGCGTCGCTTTCCGACGGTTCGCAGGAATCCCTTGCCATACTCCGTGCCATCAACGAAAACGATGGAACGTATGCCAACGAATACCTTGAAAAGTACAATGAGCTGGAAGCAAAAAAGGCTGAGTTTACAGGCGAACTGACCGGAATGCAGCTGGCCGCTGACGAGACCTATCAGGCCATGGTCGATTCTGTCAACCAATTTGCCGAGGACATTAACGAAAGCGAAAAGTTCCGCACAGAAATGCAAGCCAATATGGATGCCATGCAGTCCGCCATCGACGCGGGAGCAAACGGCATCAGCGCTAAAGTCAGCGCGCTCATTGCCGATATTGAGCGCCTGAATTACATTGAGCTTAAGCCAATCAATGTTGGCAGTCTGTTCAACGCCGATCCGACCTATACGCCCCCGGCAGAGACCCACGCCAGGGGCTTGGACTATGTGCCGTATACGGGCTATGAGGCCGTCCTGGGCGAGGGCGAGGCCATCCTGACCCGCCTGGAAGCGGAGCAGTGGCGCGAAAACGGCCTGGGCGGCAATCTGGTCATCGACTACGAACGTCTTGCCTCTGCGGTTTCCGTGGCCATTTCTGGCATCAGTGTGGAGATGGACGGCCAGACAGTGGGCGAGCTGGTTGCTCCCACCGTCAACCGTGCCATTGGGCAAGAGGCCAGAGCGGGGAGGTATGGCGCGTGATAACAAGATACAGGGCATGGAGGGACGGGCAGGGCCTTGATGACCTTGACCCGTCCATCATCATTCGCGACATCGTGGAGAGCGTACCCAAGATTAAAACCAATACAGCGTCCATCATGGGAAGAAGCGGCATCTACATGATCAGCCGATACCGAGAAACCTTGACGGTTACGATCCAGGTGGAAATCCATGAGTACAGTACGCAGCGGAGAAAGGCCGTAGCGGAGAAAATCGCTGCCTGGGCCAAGGATGGCATCCTTGCCATCAGCGACCGACCGGGCCAGGTGCTTCGTGTGGTGTGCGACAAGGACCCGATCATTGCCAGCGCCATGAAGTGGACGGGTGTTATACAGATCAGTTTTGTCGCCTATGACATGCCTTATTGGTCGGAGGAATACCCGGTAATGGCAAGCGGGACAGGAAAAGAGCTGGCGCTTTCGCTTGCGCCGCCCGGGAATGCGGAAGAGTGTGATCTGGATGTGTCGATCACGGCAGGCGGATCGGTCAGAGAAATCCAAATCGATACGCCGTTGTCTGTGATGAAACTGAGAGAACTCGCCATGAAAAAAAACGACGTCCTTACCGTTGGCCACGATGACAAGGGGATTCTTGGCATCCATATCAACGGGCAGAGCGCCATGGGCAAGAGAACCGTTGACAGTTCGGACGATTTGCTGATCCGTCCTGGATCTGGATCGACCATCAAGATCACGGCGGACGGTCCTGTATCCGCGTTCGCTTCGGCCAGGGGGGTGTGGCTATGAGATGCGTAAGGCTTCCACGGCTGCTTGACAAAAACATGAACGAGATCGACCGCCTTCGACCGTCGCGCATGAATGCACAATTGTCCCTAAGGCCTCTTTCTACCGCATCTATGATGCTGACCAAGGATGACCGCGATGTGAACATCCACGATTTTATCGAGCTATACGGTCCGTGTGGCAGCTTGGGCATTTATCGGGTAGCATCAGTTCAGCAGACCTACGGGACCGACCGAAGGATCATGCTCGAGCATGGCATTGCGACCCTGGAAGACGCGGTGGCTCCTGCGGATGCGGAATGGGCAGGAAGCATGCGCACCGTCTTGCAAGGCATCCTGTCCTGCCAGGAAACAACGCGTTGGACGCTGGGCGATGTGGAGTGCGGAGACGAAGAGTACACCATGGCAGGCGGAGGACGAAGCGCCCTTGAGCTTTTGATGGATGTACTTGCCATGGTCAAGGACTGCCACGCGGCATTTGACCAAACAACCATGCCATGGGTGCTGCACTTGCGCAGGTCCAGCCAGACGCCCAAATGTGAATGCCGTATGCGCCGGAACCTTGTGAGCGTCAGCATGACCCAGGATGATATGGAGCTGTGCACCAGGGTCTATGCTGACGGACTGCCCAATGGGTACATGGACGCGCCGACGGCCGCTCAATGGGGAATCGTCTCCCGTCGAATTGACGTGGGAGAAGAAGATACGCCAGAAGAGACCGCCCAGAAAGCGCAAAGCTATCTGGAAGATCATCAGAACCCGAAGATCAGCATCACGCTGGAAGCCCTTGAGCTGGAACGGATTACCGGCGAACCGAGAGACGCCTTTTCCCTGGGCGACGTGTGCCTCGTTTGTTTGCCTGAAGATGGTACTGTGATCCGCGAGCGAATCATCTCGATCAGCTATGGCGACCTGGTATCAAACCCAGAAAAGGCCGTGCTGACCCTATCCACCGGCGTAGAGGACGCGAGTTCCAGCATTTCTTCGCTTCAAAAAGTCACAAAGGACAACAGCAGGAGCATCCGGAAGAGTATCACAGAAATTAGGAATGCCAAGGCATGGGTCAAGGTTGTAGACGATAAGGTTGAGGTCGTCGGGCGTCAGATCAACCTTATTGCCGGAGACGTTGATAAGCTCGACCAACTGACAAGCGTGGTCAGCATACGTCTTGACGCTGAAAAGGCAAGAATTGATCTCCTCGCCAAGCGAACAGATAGCGCAGAAGACCGTATCAGCAAAGCGGAAATAAGCCTTGACGGTGCCAATGGTCAAATATCGCTTTTGGGCGAGATCACGGACAAGCAGGGCGAGCGCCTGAGCGCGGCGGAGATTGCCATTGACGCCGCGAACAGCAAGATTGAGCTGAAGGCGGACACCATCCTGCTGAACGGCTACGTCAAAGCCTCGACCTTTGAGGCGGAAATGGCGGACATCCGCCTTCTGGCGGCGGACGTGGCCAACCTGAAGGCCCTGACCAGCATGATTACCAGCGCAGGGGTTATCAGCGCGGACACTATCACCACCAGCTACATCAGCGCCGTCAACAGCTTCAACGCCTATGGCCATCACGCGACATGGCAGGAGCACACCGTCAAGACGGGCAACCCGGCCATTGCGCTGGACTTTACCAATTTTACATTCCGCGACGGCGACGGGCAAATGCGGACAATCCGCCTTGTGCAAGGCGCGACGGCAAGCGGCGGGGCAAGCGAGACCATACGCTATTTGGGACGATGACAGGAGGTGCAACCATGACGAACAAGGAACGGCAAGACCTGCTGCGTGCCGTGCGGAACGCGCTGGAGAACGTGGCAGTGTGCGGGCGGAGCAATCTCAATCTGCTGCTGGCGGCCATCCAGCAACTGGATCGCCTGTTGAACGACATGAGTGAGGAGGAGCATCATGACGATAAAAACGAACACGGGCATGACCTGGGAAGCTGACTGGATTGTGGGGCCCACGCGGACGCTTGGGCACGTCGTCGTACAGCTGCGGGATGATCGGCCTCTGTCCGTTATTGCTGCGGAGGCGGAAGGCGCGACCAAGATAGCCGCGACGGACAGGCCCGGCATCGAAACCACCTATGCCGTGGCCGGACTGGCCGGGCTGACGCGGGAGGGCGATACGGTCACGCTGCGGATGCTGCCGGGAGGTGGCGGGGATGAGTAACGGCATCGCAGGCCTGCTCTCGTACCGCGTTGACCTGGACAAGCCCGCCGTAATGACACCCCTGCGGGAGCCGCTGGTGACGGAGGACAAGATGGCCTACGGCATCCGGCTGACCGCCGTCTCCAAGGGACAGCCTGCGAGCCTTGCAGGCTGCGGCGCAGTGGGCTACATGATCCGGGCAGACGGCGCTACCGTGACCACGGACACCGTGCAAGGCACGGCGGACGGCGTGACCCTATGGCTGCCGGAGGCCTGCTATACGGTGCCGGGCCGGTACAGCCTGGTGGTCAAGCTGACGGACGCGGACACCCGCCGGACGGTGCTGTGGCTGGAGGGCAATGTGGCCCGAAGCCGCACGGATGCCATCGTCGACCCGGAAAATGTGGTGCCCTCCCTGGACGCTCTGCTGCAGCAGATCGCCGCCATGGAGGCGGGCACGGAGGCGGCAGCCTCGGCCGCGAGCAAGGCCGGTGCGGCGGCAACCGCGGCGACCGCGGCCGCGGAGCAGGCAACCAGCAAGGCCACGGCCGCAGGCAATGCGGCCACGGCGGCCAATGCGGCGGCTACCGCCATCAACAGCATGACTGCCCAAGCGTCGCCCTTGCCTGCCGGGAGCGAGCCGACCGCTGCAGTGACGGAGGCAGACGACGGCCACAAGGTTATCAGCTTTGGCATCCCCAAAGGCGACACCGGGGCGACGCCCGCGCTGTCCATCGGCACGGTGACCACAGGCGAGCCGGGCACGCAGGCATCGGCCAGCATCACGGGTACAGCGGAGGCACCGGTGCTTGATCTGACGATCCCGCGCGGACAGACGGGCAGCCTGGAGCATATGCCGCTGGAAAACAATCCAGCGAAACCTCTTGGTACAGCAAGTTCAGGAACAGCAGAAAACGCGGCGCGGGGCGATCATGTGCACGCCATGCCGACCGCCGCCGACATCCCGGTCAGCGCCACCGACGACACCACCGTGCAGACGGCACTGACGCAGCGGGACAGGGTGTGGAATTTGCTGGATAACAGCGACTTCCGGAATCCTGTGAACCAGCGGGGCGCAAGCAGTTACACAGGAAATGTGTACACCATTGATCGGTGGGCATTATGGTGGGACGATACAACGAATGGAACGCTGACCATCAATGATGACGGCATAACCGTAACAAAGTGGCTGTTTCAGAATCTTGAAAATGTCGATCCTGACAAGGAGTACACCTTTGCCGTCAGCACCGCCAATGGTCTGCATGTTGTAAGCGGTAAACCATCCGAGTCGGCAACAGATGGTGTGATATCGCTCATCGTCAACGGATATGTACAAGTTAACGTAAACAACCCCGGTAAGATGTACTGGGCCGCGCTCTACGAGGGCGAATACACGGCGGACACCCTGCCCGCTTATGTCCCCAAGGGCTATGCGGCGGAGCTGGCCGAGTGCCAACGGTACTACCTGCGCCTTAACCAGGGCGCGGGCCAGCCCTTGGCCTATGGCGGCACCTACGGCACGGGCAATGGCCGCATGAAGACGCCCACACCCAGCACCATGCGGATTGCTCCCACCATCACCGCGGGCAATGGCGTCAGTAACCTGCGCGTGATCTGCAACGGCACACAGTACACGGCCACCGCCATCGGCGGCGTCCATGTCAAGGCTGACGGCGTGCTGTATCAGGTCACCGCCGATGGTATCCCCAGCGCCCACGCCGCGACCCTGATGTTTGCGACTGAGGACGTGCTGACATTTGACGCGAACCTGTAAAGGAAGGAATCAATTATGGACAACACAATGCACCAAGCACCCTATGGTGTCTACGTCCGCACGGATGACGTGGGCCGAATCTTGGAGATCAACAGCGACGCCTTTTTGGCCGACACCTACGGCTGGACGAAGATCGACGAGGGCTACGGCGACCGCTACCACCACGCCCAGGGCAACTACTTAGACGGCCCCCTGATGGACGACCGGGGCATGTACCGCTACAAGTTAGTGGACGGCCAGGCCGTCGAGCGCACCCAGGAGGAGATGGACGCGGACTACACGCCGCCTGTGCCGGTGCTGACGGCGGAGGAGATGTTAGAGGCCATGATGGGAGGGATCAGCGATGCAAACAACCAATGATGCGGCAAGGATGCGGGCCCTTGGCCTGCTGATTGCCCGGCAAGCCCGGACGATGGCGGAGGCGGCAACAGCCCCGGCCAATGATGTGATTGACCTGGCCCCGCTGCTGAGGGTGTGGCGACCAGGCCCGCACACGGCGGGGGCCGTTGCCATCCACGATGGCGCGCCCTATCGCTGCGCACAGACCCACGACAGCACCGGCAACCCGGACTGGACGCCGGACGCGACCCCGGCCCTGTGGTCGCCCTACCACGCCACGGACGCTGACCATGCCCTGCCCTGGGCAGCGCCCACCGGGGCGCAGGATGCCTATCAGGCGGGCGAGTGGATGATCTGGACGGACGGCAAGCGCTACCAATGCGCGGCGGCGTCTACCGTCTGGGGGCCGGATGTGAGGCCGGAGGATTGGATGGCTGAGGAGGTGACGGACAATGACCAAAGCTGACACCCTCCGCGCCTGGGCCCTTGCCCAGGTGGGCAGCCCCTACGTCATGGGCGGGACAGGCCAGCGCTGCACACCGGCCTACCGCAGGGCCAGGGCGGAACAGTATCCAAACAGCGCCGCCGCCATCCGAAGCAATTGCCCGGTGATGAGGGGCAAACAGGCGGCCTGTACGGGCTGCAAGTACGACGGCAAGCTTTGCTACGACTGCGCCCAGCTGGTACGCCGGGGCTGCGCGGCGGCGGGGATTGAGGGCGTCAACATCAGCGGCGCGACCAGCCAGTGGCGCAAAGGCGACTGGCTGCGGAAAGGCGACATCAAGGACGCACCGGATGACCTGCTGTGCATCCTCTATCGGGAGGACAAGCCCGGCACGATGGGCCATACCGGCATTGCTCTGGGCGACGGGACGATCGTCCACGCCTCCGGGCATGACACAGGGGTGGTGCGTACCGCCATCAGCGCGGGCAGGTGGACGCACTACGCCATCCCCAAAGGGATGGATGCGTTGGTGGACGGCGAGACGGACGCGCCGTCAGAGGGTGCGCTTGGCACAGGCGGCAACAGCAGCGGTACAGAGCAGCGCGACACCATCCGCAAAGGTGCCAAAGGCCCGACCGTTGTCGAGGCCCAGGGGCTGCTCCTGCGGGCCGGGTACAGCCTGCCCAAGCATGGCGCGGACGGCTCCTTCGGCGCGGAAACCGAGGCGGCGGTCAAGGCGTTTCAGCAGGCGCACGGACTGAAAGCGGACGGCATTGTGGGGCCGAAGACCTGGGCGGCGCTGGGTCGGGCGGCGGCTTCCGGCGCTGTGGTGATCTACACGGTGACCATCACCGGTTTGAGCCGGGAGCAAGCGGAGAAGCTGGCGGGGTTGTATCCGGGGGCGACAATTGTCGAGGAGGCAAGCTGATGGACTGGCTGACACTGAACAACGTGACGGGGGCGCTGCTGGTGTTGGTGGGCATCTGCACCGTCATCAACCTGGTGGGCGCCACCGTCGACCGCCTGCGCAAGTGGCGCAAGCCCCAGGAGGACATGGTGGGAAGAATGGACGATGTGATGAAGAAGCTGGACATGGACAAGCGACGGCTGGACGATCACGAAAACCGTCTTGGAGACCTGAGAACCGGTCTGATGGCCGTATGCGCGGGTGTACAGGCGCTTTTGGAACATGAGTTGCACGACGGAAACACCAACACCATGGTAGAGGCAAGCGGAGAAATCGACAACTGGCTCCGAGGCCGATAAATAAGGAGGATTGACATGAACAAGATCAATTGGAAAGTAAGGATTTGCAACATCGACTTCTGGCTCACCCTGGTCCCGGCGCTGTTCCTTTTGGTTCAGACGGTGGCCGCCATCTTTGGTTTCGCCCTTGATTTCGGCGACCTTGACAAGCGCGTTCTCGCCGCTGTCAACGCGGTCTTTGCAGTGCTGGCTATCCTGGGCGTGGTCAACGATCCAACCACAAAGAGCCTTGGCGACAGCAAGCAGGCAATGACTTACGATACGCCGAAAAAGGATTGACAAAGGGTATGCGATAACGATCAGAACAGGAGGCCCGAATGCTGAACAGCGAGCTTAGCTTCCGAATTTCCGAACGAATCCATTCCGAGCGGGATCGAATGATCCTCAGACGGAAGCTGATCGACGGAATTACCTACGAATCTCTTGCCGAGGAGGTCGGTATGTCGCCCCGCGGCGTCCAGTATGTGGTTCATCGAAACAAGGGGTTTCTTGAGTGATGGAAGGGGGGCGGAGCGCAGGGGGGGGGCCCCCCCTTTCCTTTTTTTTTTTTTTT